TTGGTATCGGTATTCTTCTTAATAGCCTTTTCTAAACTAGCTCGCCATGCTTCGATGAGATTCTGCTGGGTCTGCGGATCCATCATCTGCTCTAATGTGTGCATGAGCTCATGGCGAATAGTGCCAGCATTGACAGCACCTGTCGTTTTATACAGGGTAATTAATCTATCGGCAGCATCAAACAGACCAGCTGCAGTAAATCCTTGCTTATCTTTAAAGGATTTGACAGACATCTTCAAACCGCTAAGCAGGGCAGGCGTATTGTTATAAATGTATTTAATGACATCTAGGACATCTTTACTGATGTTACCTTTATCATATTCATCTAAAGCCTTAGCCATGAAACGCTCTGGAGAATCTTTACGTTCTGCAGTTAATCTCTTATCTTCAGATAATTCTTTGGCCAATTGCTCAAGTTCAGTCAATCTACGCTGAACATCAATACCAATTTCGCCTTTAATAATCTTGCGTTTTTCAGCAGTGATACTACGTCTAGCTTCTGCGTGTTCTTTTACTTTATTCTCATGAATCCGAGCAATACGCTCCTTCATTTCCTTAGGAATAATAACGCTTGGAGTAACCGTTGCTTTTGGTGGAGCAAACATCTCTCTAGCTTTATCTTTAGGGCTAGAGGCAATCAGGGTATCTCCACGGTCATTGAGGATGTAATCGATGGCTGCTTTAGCCTTGGACTCATCGTAGACTCGTGTGTACATGGTATTGCCAGACTTGTAGAAGTCACCAGTAAACTTTAATAGTCCAGGATCTAAGAAGAATGTGCCACCCTCTTTTTTGGAGCTGGGGACATTAAACTGATACTGGTTGCCATGCTTAGAGATGCGTAATACATTGTCACCTGAAGTCACTACGCCATTAACTTCATTCATAAACCGCATAGCATTATCAGCGTTGGTAATACGAATAGGGGCTTCTCTCTGGGCTTTCTCAAAGTCATAGGTGCGTGGCATGAGAATACCTTGACCAGTCGTGCCATCAGATTTGGTGTAGGACATAATCTGCCCTTGATTCTTAACCGCATCAGAAGCAAAACCAGCCAAAATGTTACCTGTCACCATCCAGCGTTTCTCACGTCTGACATTAGATCCTTTATCAAATAGATCTATGAGACGGATCATCTCTGCTTTTTGAGTTTCTGGGTTATACCAGTTGATATAGTCTTCTTTATTTAACTGATATGTGCTACCAATCTGGGAGAAGTTAATCGTAATAGCTTTAGCATCACCGTTAGCCAAAGCAATATGCATCTTCCAGTCAGAGCCCGCAACAGGATTGGCTGTCTTCTTTTTATTCTCTAAATCGGTTACAACACCGTAGACAAATATGCCCTGATTGTTCTTAATAGAAATTGGTGTACCAATTGGATAGTTTCCTAAAATAGACTTAATATGCTGATACTGAAGGTTTAATTGACCTTTATAAGTATCAATCTTGACTTGGTCTGCACCCTTTTCTTGCAAAGCTGCCAGTTGAGCTTGCCCGTATTCAGCTGCTCGTTCTTTAACACCATTCAATAATTCATTAGTGATTCTATAACGGTCTTCTGACATATTGCTGCCAACACGCTCAGCAATCTTTTCATTTACCTCTTGGGAAGAATAAGGTTTAACTGTCCGTTTGACATCGACCTTTTCCATATAAGCTGGTTGGGCAAACAAAGATTGCTCACCTTTGTCTTCAGTAATTGGCTGGGAAGATAAAGTCACAGCATCGAGGTCAGCAGCTTTAGCTTCAAGCTTGTTGGTTCCCATGCTATTTTCACGATCTACTAAATCGTTATAGCGATCAATCAAGTCTTTGTAGATCTCTTCTTGCTCTTTAATTGGCAACATAGGAATGTAGCCAGTCAGTCTGCGAATATCATCTTCTTTGGCATCGGTTGGATCTTCAATCAAATCAACTACCCGTTTGCCACCAAGGGCTTCATGAACCTCAGGGTTATCCCGTAGATACTCTTGAGCAATCTGGCCACCGTAGTCATTCATAAAGTCTACGGCTCCTTCAGCTGTCACAGCAGACTTACGAGAAGCTGTTGTATTCGCATTTAAGGATGCCATCTTTTTGAGCAAGACCGCAGCTGGGCGCATCTCAGCTGGAATATCAGCCATCATCTGAGAGTAAGCTGGGGCTACCACTTGACCTGTTCTATGAACACGGCCTAGCATTTGCATATGGGTATCAATGTTCTTTTCTGGTTGAACAATGATCATATGGCGTTTGCGTTGATCTTTGAATTTGCTGGAAGCGTGTAAAGACAAGCCAGTAGATCCAGCTTGGTTCAAAATAATGACATCGGCTTTTCCAGTATTAAATGCATCAACTGCATTAACCCGCTGCTTGATATTGGCAGAACGAGACGTCAGGATTGGAATGCCGCTTTCATAGTTCAAAGTTGAAGTACGACCAGTGATCTCTTCTGTCTTGTATCCAGCTTTACGCAGCTCATTGTGCATATAGTCGATTGGGGATATTGGAGCAGAACCGAAGCCAGCATTCTCAATAAACTCTTGAATCTTTTTATATTGAGCTACCATGACTGGGCCCAGGTCTTCATCGGTCAGACGATACTGTTGTTTGCCCTGTGGAGTCTTGATGGTAAGCATCCGCTGTTTTTCAAGATACTTTAGGTATAAGTCTTTGAACGACAGATTTACTGGATCTCCAACATTGATTCCCATCTCATCGGCATAACTTTGCAAGAATGAGCCCATCGTATTGGAAACAGTCAATACAACCTTCTCGCCATTTTTAAGGCTTTCTATGGCGTGTTTGACAGAATCTTGGGCTTTCAAAGACAACAACATTTGGTCAATCAAGTTGTGCATGACTGAACCAAAGTTAGCCTGTTGAACCTGGGTCTTCTCGCCTTCCATGCTGGCTCTACCACCAGTCTGATCTAATGACTTTTGTAGATCTTTAACAGCCCCTTCTTTAGCACGGGAGAAAGCCAGAATGTCCCGCATAGAGGTAGCCATGTTTTCAGCCGTCTGCTTATCTACTTTAGTCTCTTGTGTTTGATAAGTAACGCCAGCAAAAGTTCTTTCTCTACGAATATATTGACCCACCTTAGTCAACATATTGGCAACGATCTGTTGCATTGGAATGCCACCTAGCTTAATTGCATCAGCCAGTTCATTGATGTTATTGACTGCTAACTTCATGTCTGTGCTGGAATATAAATCCATCACATCTGGGCGTTTAGCATAAGTAGCAGAAGAGAAGAATGTGCCGTAAGCGTTATCAACCAAGTCACGAACAAAAGCAGCACGGCCAGTAGCCAAGCTCTTGCCTTCAGATTCGTTAGCCCGCTGTTCTTTGCTACGGGCTTGAGTTTCACCAGCACCGCCAGCATTATGACTTTCGTCAAAGATCATGTAATTGCCAAGGCCAAACTCTTTGATAAAGCGTTGACGTTCTGTTTCTTTACCCTTAACACTTTGCAGCTGGCTATAAGTTGTAAAGATTACCTTGTAATCGCCAAGGCTTTCTTTTTCTCGCATAGCCTTTAATATGTCATCTAAAGCTTTGCCAGACTTTGGAGCTCTTAACGTAAGGTGATTTTCTGTTACCTCATTACCAACTTTGCGGTATAAGGTATAAGGAATAGCTTCACTAGAGTTGGTAATTAAGATTCTTGGCTTGGCAGTGTCTAATCCAAGTTCTTTAGTCATGCCGATATCATCCATATCACGGATCATATCGGAGTAAAGGTTTGGCTTTTCAGTAACAAAGATAGGCACTTTGTCGTTTTCGATAGCATACTTAATCATCGCAGCTACAACACGACCTTTACCGATACCAGTTTGGTCACCAATAATAAATCCTTTGCCAGCTTCGGCATTGCGGATGGCTAATGTTAAAGCATCAACTTGCTCAGCTGAGAACTTCTCTTTAAGTGTCTCAGGATCCATGTGCAAGGCTTCTGCCACATATTCATCAACATTACCTACTTCGTCCTCTACCTTAGAGATTGATTCATCAATTGATTGAGCCATCGCTTTAGGAACTAATGTTCCAACAGAAGCTGCTTGTGAATGTGGCTCGTATCCTACTTGATGTCCTGTTTCAGTCTCTTGGCCTCTGCGGTCTGCTAATCCAGACTCGACTCGTGTACCTGAGACAACGCTAGGGCCACCCACTGGGCTAGGCTCGTTTCTTGCAGCGCCTTCTCTGCCACTGGGTCGCTTTTCTCCACCTTCGCTGGGAACGGGTCCTCGATTGCTGCCACGTTCAGGTTCGTTAGCAAGTCCAGGTTGTCCTGCACTAACGCCTGCCCCAGTTGGTTCGGGTGCTCCACGTTTGCTAGGCTCATTCTCAGACACGCCTCGTCTGCCGCCTTCTGTGGGTCTTGCTCCTTGAACACTAGGCTCACCACTCGGTCTGCCAGTGCGTTCACCCACTGCTTCTGGTTTAGGTTCCCCTGTGGGACGTTCACCGATGTCAGCTCTGGTGGGCACGACATTTTCTCTGGATACCACGCTAGGTTCATTTAATTTCTCCTTGAGTTGCTCATAAGAGCTATAGATCTTTGGTAGGTCTGCAGCAGGCAACATTCTTTGGGACTTGCCTTGGCCATGAATAACGATGACATCTACTGGGTAGCTGGCACCTTGTTTTGTATATAGACTTCCAGCTACTGTAAAGTGATCAGTAACATTGAAATGGTTATATAAATAGGAATAGAAATTGCGTTTAGAAGACTGACGATACCCTTCCCGTCTTGCCTCTTCATTTTCAGCACGGACACCACCAAGAATTAATACGGCCTTGTAACGTGGATCTGCACCCAAACCACCCAAAGATTCCAACGCAATAGCATGGTCTATCTCTCTGGTATTAAAGTTTGCATATTTAATATGAAATGTTTCACCTACAGAGCCAAACGGAGGATTGGCGATTAAAGCATCAAAAGCATATGGGCTGACATCCATAGCATTTTTATTGGTAATATTTGCGCCTGGGAAAATGCGTTTAAGCATTTCATAACGGCTAGTGTTTAATTCATTAGCCTGAATATCGGTATTATTTTCTACTCCAAGCAACAACATTCCGTTGCCAGCAGTTGGTTCATATACTTTAGTATTGTTTGTAACACCAGCTAATTTAGAAGCAATGTAGGCCAGTGGAGCTGGAGTAGAATAAGCCTGCTCACGAACACTGGTCGAAGACCGAACAGCCAGATTGGGTTGCTGGTTATACAGATTTACTAAACCATCATAGATCTCAGAAGGCTTTCTATTTTTATGGGCAATCTTCTGTGCAGCAAGAACTACGCCCACCTCTACCGCTTCATCAGCCTGTTTAGCAGCCTGTGTACCAGCTTCAATCTTTTGGCCAGTCATATCAGAAATAAACTTACGGGCTTCTACGATAGTTCCAAAGCTATTGCCATACAAGAAGTGTTGTGAGATAGCTTCTGCAATCTTGAACTTGCCATCTGGTGTAGCTAAGTCAACCTTAATTTCAGCTTTAGGAGCTTCTTCTTCTAGCTCTTCTAATTTCTGAACACCAGCCACTTCAGCAATTGGGGTCGCTTGATCTGGATAGTTACCAGACATTCCAATATAAGCACCCTGCAAGTGATTAAGGTTAATTTTGTCTGCTGCTTCTTTACCAAACTTCTCACGGATTGTGTCCCTGACAAACTTGGCTGCCGCCTTGAACTTGTGATAGCCCAGACGGAAAGCAGCATCCATTAAACGGGTAAGGATTGGCAGAAGACGTTGTTCGTCTTCTGGCATCATATTCATACGAGTATCTTTACTTGCCAACCATGCGAGGTCTGCTAATGCATCTTCTAAGTCCTGTTTGGCTTTTGCTTCTGCAGAAAGCTCAACCTTTTCTTTGGGACGTAAGTAATTAACTAATTCTTGATAAGTAGATTCGCTATTTAATCCAGCTTCGTCTGCACCTTTGCCACGATAGAAAGATTTTCTTTTACCAGTTTTAAGTTGAATCAACCCCATTTCTTCCAGTTTTTTAAGCTCTGGAAGGGCTTCTGGATTCATTTCAACATCTTTGCCAGCAGACTTTAGTGCTGAAAATGCAAGGCGTGGATCAATATCATCAGCGTATTTTGCTTTAGCTTCTTCGTAACCCTCTTGCCGTTTAATCATGGCATCTGGATCTTCAGGAGCCTTTAGCTGTGCTTCTGCTTTTTGTTTCTCTTGGCGCTCTTGGTTTATTTGAGCTTGTGTCTTTTCTTCAGCTGGTTCAGGGGCTTGTTCAGATACTTCTTCAGGCGCAGCTGCAGCTTCAGTTGGAGCAGCCTTTTCCTCAGCCTTGGGGACATTATATGGCTCTGCCTTTTTAGCTTCTTCCTGAACATAATCAATTGCCTTTTGCTTATCTTCTTCATTGTTACCAAAATTTCTGGCAGTAACTAATTGATTAGCATCTTTGTCAACCAAAACAGCTGTATAGCCGTTATCATTCTTTACAACACGATATTCTGTGTTTTCACCCATATCAACTGGAGGAATAATTTCCTCTGGTGCTACTGGGGCGGCTTTCTCTACAGGTCTTGGATTTAACTTTTCAAAGATGGCCATTGTTGTTTCTTGCACATCTTTGCTTGGCTTAATATCCAGATCACGAGCTAATTTATTTAACTCTTTAACATTAATATTTCCTGTTTGATCAGCTTGATTTACAAGATCTTCAAGCTTCATTGAAGCACGAGCATGAAGTTCTGGCTCAATTTCCTGTGGTGTTGCCTCTGGAGCAACAGATGGAGCTTTTGGAGCAACAGGCTCTTCTAAGTCTTCTGGAGACACTAAACCCTTTTGTACTGCCTCTGGAACTACAGGGGCTGTTGAGGCTACTGGTGCAGCAGCTTGTGGCGCATTTGGAGCTTGCGGAGCTTGTGGGGCTTGTGGGGCAACACTAGGTTCTGCTTTGGCTCTAGCACCAGAGAATGCACCGCCAGGAGCACCACCTAATGCACCATAAACAAAGTTAGCAAACGCATCTGTACCGATTTCTTTACGAACTGTCTTGTCAATACCTAAGTCACTGGCGATGCCATCGGCTACTTCATTTAAACCTTGTTCTGTGGATTCGGCTAAAACACCTTTGCCCATCTGAGAAATGATTCTGGCAGCACGATTCTTAGCAGAGGACAGCAAGGCTTTATCAAAACGGCCTGCTAATAAGTTACCTGTAAATGCACCACCCAGAGTATCAGTTATGCCTTCAAATGTTCCAGCAAGGTCAACTGCCTTCTCTTTAGTCATCGCCCTAGCTAACTTAGGCTCGTAGCCACGGGCTAATAAATCTTTAAAGTATGGACTGTTTTCTGCCAGCTTTTGGTCATTCATGCCATCGATATACTGTATGGCGTTGCCTGTGGCTTCACTAGCACCCTGACCAAAGCCCATCGATGTCATGTAAATTGGATTCTTTGTAGCTACCGTAGCTACCATCGCAGGGAAAGAAGATCCAAACACTTGGGCAAACTGACCAGCTACTCCTAAGGCGGTAGGGTTTTTACCAAAACTGATACCAGATAAATCGCCTTTGGCAACCTTAGCCAAATCTAAAGTGGGTTGAAAGTCTTCTAAAGCTTTCTGCATTTCTCCAGATTCAGTGCTGCGAATTTGAGAAGCTTTTTTAATACCAGCTTCAGTGAGCTCACGCAAGGTCTTTGACTTACCTCTAGCAATGACTTCATCTAATGCAAGTTCAGCTGGCTTAGTTGGAATTAATTCAGTTTTAGCTTCTTTACCAGCAAAGATTGGAGGCAAACCTAAGCTAGTAGGAATGGCATTGATCAGTTTTTCTGGATTAGCAAGAACATTTAAAGCTTCTGTTGGAAGGTTAAATGTGCTTCTTTGGGATTGCATGAGGCCAGTTTGCAGAGCCTCAGGAGTTCCATAAATACCTGGGAGAGCACCAGCAGCGGCTTCTTTACCTACATCCTTTAAGGCTGTAACTGGGGTATAAGGAACTACTGTGCCACCAAATTGCTCAACTAATTTTGATAGGTCTTCTGTTTTCTCTGCAGGAGCTTGTTCGGGAACCACGGTTCCACCGTACTGCGATGCCAGTTTTTGCAGATCATCCATCAAATTTTATCCTTTTGTACTGCTATTTTACTACGGTGTTATAGGTGCTGTCTGCCCTGATAATGCTTTATATTGTGGTGAAGCTATAAATGCGTTTGCTTGTGCTTGTGTTGGGAAAGAAATAGTCTTACCCGCTACAGTCACATTTACAGGGGCTGATGCAGCAGCTGGGGCAGCAGATCCTGCGGGTGCTGGAACAGCTGGTGCAGCTTGGACATCTGGTTTAGCTAAACCAACCAATGTTCTTTCATCTGGAGCCATATTGTTCCATGCTTCCAATCTGGCCTGATTCCAAACATCTGGAGAATTAGCATCAAAGTTAAAGGTATTCTTATTGTTTTGGACAATGGCTCTATATGCATCCCCAACCGTCTTAGAATACTTCTCACGGGCAGCAGCAGACAGAGCAGCCATCTTGGCATCAATACCAGCTTGGCGGGTAGCAGCAGCTTGAGCAAGGCCAATTTTCTTAGCTTCTTGTGTGCCATATACTTGTGCCATAGTTTGCGTAAGGGCATCTCTGCGGGCTTGGTCAGCTTTAGCGGCTTCCAATCCAGACTGTCCAGTAGCTTTCTGTAGGGCAGAAATATCGCCCATTCTTTGAGCAGATTTATTTAATGCGTTCTCAGCAGAAGATCCCAAGGCAGTAGCAAACTGGTTAAATCCACTTCCTGGTTGACCTGGTTTAGCCTGCGCCATACCTACGCCTAAATGGGTCAAAAACTCAGGAATTAACAATGATCTTTGTTGTGCTAATGCTGATTTTTGCTCTTCCATGTAAGGTTTAATGGCCTCAGATACAGTGCCTTTACCAGACTTTTCTTCCGATAAACGATCAGCCAAAATAGAAGCTAAATCTAGCTCACCTTTTTTACCACGGGGAATTTCGTTACTTTTGACTTCGTCACCTTCGGCAAAAGCAATAATTCCACCACCAGCCATCTGGGTCATATTAGGAGGAGTAGCAATAGCTCCTACACCATTACGATCCATTGGAGCCTGAGCCGTTTGTTGTGGCAAAGGCTGGGATAACATAGCACCCGCTTGTGGATTATTCTTGATGTAACCATGCATTTGCTCTAGTCCTTGAGCATTAATCTTTGCCATTGGACTAGATGCTGGGTTCTGTTGAACTTGACTTAATTGTTGGTCGCTCATCATATTCATAGGCACAGCTGAACCGCCCATAGCCATAGCTTTTACTTTACCGCCCTTAGCTACTTTTGTAGCAGCGTTATACATACCTGCTGCGCCTAGACCCGCAATTCCTAAACCAGCTGCTTGCGTAGCCGCATTTGGAGCTGCTTGGTACATCGATGTTGAGGACTGTTGCATTGGTAAACCACGGAGCATCGCATTGAGCTGACCCAATTGCATATAGGGATACTGCTGTGCTGTAGCGTAGTTTTGTACAGCTTGATTAATAATCTGTTGTTGCTGACCTTGTTGCTGTCCACCATATTGGTTTTGCATATTAGCAATACCTTGCTGTGCAGCTAACTGCTGACCACCGATGCCTGCTAATTGATTAGCACCACCCATTTGAGAAGCAAGAGCTCCTGCTTGAGCTTGCTGACCTTGTAATCCTAGGTTAGCCCCAAACTGTTGGGCTTGTTGTGCGTTACCAAATGCAGTGTTATAGCCTTGTGCAATAGCTTGTTGAGCAGCCAGTTGGCCGTTTTGTTGTGCTAAAGAGTTAGCTAAAGCTTCACGAGATCCACCAAAAGCACCTCTAGAAGTTGCAGCCGCTTGTTCAGCAGCACTTTGAATGCCAGTCTGTTGTCCTAGTAACTGGAGTTGTGGAGCTAAAGATTGTTGAATATAAGGGTTCATGTAAGCGCCAATAGAACCATTGGTTGCTGCTTGGTTATATTGATTACCCGCTTGACCCATCTGTCTGCCCAAACGTCCAAACTGATTAATGTCTTGCATTGTTTGATTAGAGGCAGCACCATACTGACCTGGAACTTGCATATTAGCTGCAGTAGATTGAGCTTGTTGTTGAAGCGGGCTAAAGCCAGCTACATAATCTGAGGGATTTTGGCTATAAGGAACATAAGCATTAAACCCAGTCATTGATGGGTTATAAATTTGTGCCTGCGCAGCATTGAGCATATTCGTAACATATGGCTGTGCATAGTCAGGAATATTGGTATTGGTTACTGTTGTATTAGTGGGTCCTGATGGGGCTGGAGCAGATCCACCGCCACCATAAATCATTCCACCGCCAGCTTTACGCTGAGTAACAGATTCCCCTAGGGGTTCACCTAAAGCATATAGTTGGCGTTTTGAATAATACATATTTATCCTAATATCTTTGAAAATACTTTGTCCGTCTGTTTATATCCTAAATACTCAAATAACTTGGTATTGTCTAAATGCACTTTAGTGTGCATCACAATCCGTTGCACTCCTCTATCTTTCAATACTTTTTCAGCATATTGAAATAGTTTAATTCCTACTCTACCTTTGCGAAATTCCTTTTTCACAAAATATAAATCTTCTGTTGCCGTAATGCATGACTTGTAATGTAAGTGTGGACTTACAAAAAATATAATATAGCCAATTAACTCTGCATCATTCCTACAAGTAATACAACGCAACATTCCAGCTGCTGCACATCTTTTATAAGCCTCATAATCTGGCTCATATGGAAACTCTTTTGTTACACATAACTCTTCATAATGCTCTGGGAAGAGTCTTTCAAACTCATCAACAAACTTAAATCCATCAACATCTTCGTAGATAATCATGCTGGTAAGTACTTGTAAGCCTTTGTATCTTTTGCAATATCTTTAGTTTTAGCTCTTGCTGCTTTAATTCTATCCATCATGGCATACAGTCTTTTTGCACCCGCATCTGTAGAACCATTGCCCAGTTCAGATACTATTCTTGCTGGAATAACAAACTCGCCATCAGCCAATCTTGCTGGTTGTTTGCCACCAATTGTAGCTGGGATACCATCGCTTACGCCATCTCCAGGGCCTTTAAGTAAACGTCCACCGTCAGAATAAGAACCTAAATGACCATCTTTTATACCGCCATCAGCTACACCGCCAGAGGCCATTCCAAAAGAAGATGAAACTGCTTGTGCTAATTGATCCAATTTGGCTTGTTCAGCTTGTTGTGCGTTATAAGCTGGTGAACCCACCATTTGCAATGGATCAATAGCATATCCAGCCGTTTGGGTACTAGTAGGACCAGTCCCAGTATATGAGCCTGCGCCTTGACCAAATGATCCTGCGCTTTGGCCAATGGGTTGGCCTTGACTGATGGAAGCTAAATTACCACGAACAAGAGGAGTACGAGAGTTATATTGAGCCATAGCTGCCTGCAACTGTAATGGGCTCATAACATTTGCTTGGTATGGGGTCTGACGATAATCTTGGTACTGTGGGTGATATATGGGTGAACCACCATCAGCCATAGCCATTAAACCACCTTCTTTAGCAGAAGTCTTTTTTGAATTTTCTGCAATATCTTGCTGTGCTGCAGCCTCTGCCGCCTGTTGTGCAGCAGTGGTTGTTTCAAACTCTCCAAGTTGACCAATAGGCTGTAGACCTTTTGCTACGGCAATCTTATGAGCTTTCATCAATGCGGTTGGGGACATTTTGGCATATTCAGTATCACTTAATTGATACACACCATTTTTAGAACTGTCTTGACCAGCAGCAATTTGTTGAAGCTGGGATTCAGAAAGTTGTGTAGGCATTGTGGCAGAAGCAATTCCTTGCTGTAATTCATTTGCACCAGTAACCATACTTCCGTAATCTGCTCCAGAATATTTAGGAATATCCATTAGACCACCACCAGCAGCATAAATAGTTGCTCCTGGAGACTGTACAGCTGGTGTGCCAGTCATTGGGTTATATGGAACTTGTGTGTAATTTGGAAACGAAGCTTGGTAATGTGGGTTTGGTACGGTTGGATTAGATGCAGCAAAGTTAGGGGTGCCATCAGGATTTCTTGGAATAGTTCTTAATCCCATAGGATTAGCATTATCTGTAGCCGTAGATGAAGCTGATGGGACCGCTGTCCTTTGTTTATTCAACATACCAGTTAAAAGCGGAGCAGCAACTGCTGCAGTAGCCCCAGGATTTGCTGAGATTACAGATCCTATGCTACTTAAACCTGATCCCATGTTGGATAAATTTTGGGCAAATGTTGGATTAACTACATTGCTTGCTAGTGAAGCGTTGGCTTGTCCTGCCGCATTAACTATGCTTGATGGGTTTGCAGCATTTAATACTGAGCCTTGCATTTGACTTAATTGATCTGGAGATAAATTAGGGAAATTACTTGGCGTAAGAGCTTGTTGGGCAGCAACTTGATTTACACTTTCTGTAGTTGCGGTTGGGAATTGACTTGCAATTTCAGATTGTGAAGCATTAAAGGCAGCATTTCCTACATCACCACCCGCTTGTGTTAATGATTGAGTGCCAGCGGCCTCAAGACCACCAGCCAAATTACCACCTCCCCAAGCACCTAAACCAGCCATTAAACCTTGGGTAAGACTGCCTGTTAAGGCATAATCGGCAATACCTACTCCACCTGCTACAAGTGGCAATAATTCAGGCGCAAATGCAGCTGTAGCCGCACCAATAGCCATAGGCAAAATAGAACTTAAAAACCCTGCTTCGGGTAAACCCGTAGATGGGTTAATAGTCAATGATCCACCCTTGCTCTCAGCAAGCTTTTGCATGGCATTTAGCTCACCAGTGGTCATATGGACTAAATGGGTATCCTCACCACGACCATGTGATTCTAAATGTTTAGCTATTAGGGGTAGACTCATATCTGTCCTACGAGGTTATTTGGAGATAATTTTACCATTTAAACTGCAGTTCCACTAGCATTTACCCATTTGGAACCGTTATACCAAACAGGATAACCTAAGGTGGTATCAAAGTAAAACTGCCCAATTTGCAAGTTGTTTAGGGGCCTATTGACTTTTGTCCCATAATTGGGCGTTGAAACGGAATAAGAGAAGTTATTTAACTGGTTAAAGTAAAGCCGTAATACGTTTAATATTTGGTTCTCAAACTGGGCATCATAGGTCAATGGAGCTACGACTGGTAAGTTTGGTGGCGTTGGAACTAATGGTGTCCCGTTATAGTTAAAGTATGCTGGGATTGTCATTATCTTCTGCCATCAGGTCTAATGTCAAAACGAGGAATACCGAGCTGCCAGGCTACGCCTATGGTGTTAGAACTGATTCTAAAGGCCATTTGGCGGCCTCTTAAACGGGTATAGACTTGACCAGTAAACTGTTGAACGGTGTATTCTGGGACGTTGATATAGTTATTGGCACTTGTTACCGATGGGCTATCAGCGTTGCCATAGGCAGATCCTGAGTTCTGTCGTGGCAATAATTGAATTGTGACAGTAGGATTATTCACTTTTGATCCGTTAAAGTTTACGTCTGGAAGCATTCTCCAAACAAATCCAAAATGTTGACCTGAATCCTGTGGGCTAATTTCAACATCAGAAGACTGCAAATAGGCATAAATAGGCTGAGTACTTGATGTGGAATTATCATCAGTGCCGCTTTCTTGGTTTAATAAAATACTGTTTCCATCAGTAGATGTCATTTGGGTAGAAGAAACAGTCTGTGGAGAGTTTACCGTGTAAGTCCCCACTCCTCCGATTCCAGATCCAAAGGCAGTGATTTGTGTTCCATTTCCCACTCCAAGTCCCAGAACTGTCTGTCCTATATTAATAGTGCCAACGGTCATGGCAGTTACTGTTAAGGTTGTTCCAGAAATAGAACCAGTAAAAATAGCATTGGTGTAATAGCTGGCTGTTAATGGTGTTCCTAAAACGCCAGATTGATACCATGCAGTACGGCCCATAGTGCCGTAGTACCAAACATTATCTAAGTAGTTATAGATGACATATTTATCAACAATATTGTTTGGATTAGCATAGTTGCCATTATTTCCATCAATTGAACAGTAGTACCACCATACTTCGTTGAATCCTTCATTGGCTCCAGCAAACACTTGGTAGGATTGGTCTAAGTTAATGTCATCAAAAACATACTGTTTTAATGAACATGGCAAAGTTTTAACTGTACCGTCATACATATAGAATCGGTCTTTGCCCATCCAATAAGTAATGTTGTTGACAGTAATCATGGAGTTTGGCCCCATGACCGAGATGTTATCCATCAAAATTTGGAATCCCCATACATAAGGGGCACCAATGTATTGCATCGAATAAATGGCAGAATCCGTCCAAACCAAGATCTCCTGACGGGTTGCACGAGCACCCATAATGAATGATCCGTTAGAAAGGGTGTATTCACCAGCCTGATTTGTCTGCTCTGGAATCCATTGGTATGCATTAGCTTGATCGCACCAACGCACTAATAAAGGATTAAA